GTATAATATTTCACAGTTTCGTATTTTATAGTCATTGAATGACTCATAATACCATTGCCTTGTGCATAGTCATATGTATCGTGCGTGAAGTCTGTAATCATTGGATTGATTAGAACATATTCGGCAAATTTATGTTGACTTAATCCAAATATTTTAATGTCTCGAAAAAATGCTGGTTTTCCGCTGCCTAGACCGGTGACACCAACACCGCCGGTGCCATCACTAAATGATTCGCCTATGAATCCCCAATCGTTTACCACACGAGTAGAACTGTATATATCTCTGACGTTATAATCAAATCCTGGTTTTGAAGATGGACCAGTTCCCATAGTGCCGCTAGAATTTGGGGCCGATCCATATGCTTGTGAAGGATCTTTATAGTAATAGCTAAAATAATTATACCACATATTGCGAACACGATCGCCGGTGTCATCATGAAATTCTATTTTCACCGGGCCGTAATCAATCTTGGTCTGGACTAAGCGTTTTCGATTATATTGATTCATGGTCTCAACACCCATTGTATAATTAGGCAGTTGGATAGTTTTAACCAAGAGGCCTATTTCCGCAATGTCAGATCCGGTGCCCATACTTGCTTGCAATGCCGGGATTTGTGATGTGTTGAGAGTGAAATAAACGTGGAATAGAAACTTATTACGTGGGGAAAGATTATAGCCATTAGGTCGAAATGTCTTCGAAGCGTGGCTATAATCTTTCAGTCCATCGCTACCAAGAAATCCTTGTAGGAAGTCTTGACCAAATGACATTATAAATTACCCTTGGGTAACCCCGGTAGCCACGTCACCCAGGGCACGGCCAACAACTGCACCGACACCGCTGCCAACTGGGGTTTGTATAGCATTATCAAATCTCATGCTAAGAGTAATGGTAACTGGTTCGCTTGCAGAATAATCCATGCTATCATAATTTGCTTCTTTAATATAGCAGCCGTATATCTCCCAAGTTTCTAATGCAACTGGAGTACTAGTGCCATTACCACCATCTAGTACTTCAAATTTTATAATAAATTTATAATCAATGCCAGCCGATGCGCTGGCCTGTTCCATAAAATCAAACTGCTTCTGTAGTTGATAGCCAACTAATTTACTAACGTTGCCGTGAGCATCATCACGGATTTTGCAAGTTAAATCGCCCCAGGTATGTTTGCCTGCTAATTTAATAGTACTATTGTAGATTGGAATATCAATGTCGCCAAAACTTATAGTTGGACGTGTAAAATCCATTACCTGCTTGGTTAATTCCAATACATCACCACCACCACCACCAAAATTTTGAAACATCACCCGAAAGCGATATTTGAGTTTAGGCATTAGCAAGCCTTGTGCGGGATTACTTTGGTCACTGGCCAAAGGCACTGTTAGTTTAGTTAGCGATGAAACGGACATTTTGTTATCTCCTATATGCTTTATTTATGGTAATACTCATGAAAATAAAACCCCCATACTTTACTAGATCCTATCTTCTATATGTTATTTATTGTTAAATTTAAAAAATAATTCGTGGTTATTTTACTGGTAACTCTATTTAATCTTCAAAAAAATAGGCCAATTACGGCCTATTTTTAATCACTTACTGTTATGCTGCTACTGCGGTTGCTGCTAGGCTGGCCGCTATTTCGCCGGTGTTCTTAAGGCGTAGTGGTATGTAGATAAACTCCACTGCTTTAACCGGTTCAATTGCGATATCAACATATAATTCATTTGCATCAATGCGTGCCGGAGTGTTATTGGTTAAATCACACACCACCAGATAATCGTATATACCACGTTTTGCAATCAAATCATTCATCAATCCACTTATAGCATTTTGTATTTGATTACGTGTGATCTGATCATTTGGCTCAAACAAGTATTGTTTACCGATACCTTCTAATCGACTACGTATAAATGCTATTAAGCGTGACACATTGATACGATTCATTGCGCTACTAACTGTGGTGGCTGTTTTGTTGCCAAAGTTAGTAATACCGATACCTGGGACAAAAGTTATTGGATTAATATCAATATTGTATAATACATCACGCAATGCTTGGCGAACACCAATAGTTACAAATTCTCCAGTTGTTGCATTAACATATCCGATACGTGCAGCATTATCAATAACGCCACGACGTGTTCCTGCTGGGGCTAACCAAGGATATGCTGCGGCATCTGAACGGATAATAGTGCGAATCATCATGTGACTTGGTGGTTGTACCACTGCACTTCCGCTAAGATCGGTTGTTTGGCAACTTGGATAAAACACGCCAAGATATTCATCATTGCTTGAAAGACCATCTTGTGTCGCAATGCCGGCACCACTGCCGTTTGTGCTCCAATCTGTTAATGCTGTAGTATCTGGGCCCAAGCGCAATGGTGTATCACCAATAACAAAGCATGTTTGATTGCGATCATTATTGAGTTCTACCATATTCATTATCAGTTCTGGATACTGTGGGCAAGCCATAAGATTGAACTCGCGTTGTTCCTCTCTGATATCAACACTGGCATCAATTCCTGATTTTAATGCAGCCACAATAAGGGCTCGTTGTGCTTGACGACCCATGTATGGCGAACCGTCAGATTTATTACCGGATGCTGTTACCCATGCATTGGTTTCTGTTGGCAGAATACTGTCTGGATAATCGGTTGCATTAAAGTAATCAACTTGGAACGATTTAACGTTGTATCCGCTACGACGTGTGTTAAACAACAGCATGCCTTGTGGGTATAATGCAGGATCTGGGGCATCAAGATCAAGATAATCACTTGTTAATAAACTGACGATAGTTGGAATATCCCCTGTGATAGGATTAGTGGTGCCATTTGGTGCCCAACGTGCATCGGCAAACAATACTCCATTCTCTGTGGTTTGATCTGTGTTGTTTAATGTTACCCATTGATCAACACCGCTAACCAAACTCCAACGATTAATAACTGGATAGTTGTCAAGGTCTGACGTATCAATCCAAAGATCGCCATATGCCAGTGGTGATGCTGCTGTGTTGGTTTGTGTAGTTGGTGCTGTTGTGCTAAAGATTGGCCCGGCAGCATTGGTAAGCGACAGATTATCACCGCGAACATCATTTGTAACATTCTGATAACCGTACCAAGCACCATCATCTTGTATCATTATATCTACTTGACTTGTGGTAGAATAATACCAGGTGCTGCCATCTGCAGGATCTTGATCTGGTTCCGTACTACTTGCTGTGTATGGAAAGAAATCTGGGTTGGATGTAAACGAAGATAGTCCTAGAGTGATTCCAAACAATGTTACTCCTTCAATAGTGGCATTAAAGCCAGCTGTGGCAATAGGTGTACCTGTTGCGGATGCTAAATTTATAATACCGCCGGCGCTGTGTTCAAATACTATCGCACCGGCACTGTTAATGCTAGCACTAACATATGGTACTGCAGCCGCACTGACTGCCGAGACAAAAGCAGCAGCCGTTGTGCCTGTTAACGTTGCAGTAACAGGTGTAGAAAAAGTAGCCACACCAGGAGCTGTTGCTGAAATAGTAAATGTGTTGCCAGAAACAAATGGACCAGGAGTATCGGTATCGCCGGTTATAATAGTGCTGCCGGATTGAAATCTTTCAAATATCTCAAGCGCAGCTAAATCGGGCGTTGCAACGGTTGGATTTAATCTTGCATAAGTGGTGCCAACTGGTATGTTTATCCCGCCACCAACTGGATCAAGCCCGTAGGTTGCTGTGCCACCATTGGTATAAATTGGTACTGGTTGTTGCACAAATGTTCCAAGTACGGTGCTGTATTTTTTCAATACTAAATTCGCTCCAAGATTAACATTGGTTGTTTTTTGCCATACAGAGCCAGTTGGTTCTGGCTGCACATCTGTGCTTCTCCAGCGTGGTGTTGTATAGTTTGGTGATGCCTGGAATGCTGGTGCGTAATAACTAGTTGGGGTAATTCCCAATGTTGTTAATGTAGTTCCGGTACCATTAGCTATAGCTATTATTCCTTCGTTGGCTGTGCTACCGTCAGCTGTGGCTGTGCTATTAGCATAGATAAACAGTTTGCCATCGATCGCTGCAGAATAAACACCAGTTATAGCTGCTGTATTGATTGCTTCTGACAATTTGGTAACTGTATTGTTAGGCCCGGCAGGAACAGCAACACTGGTCCCGTTAATTATAATAGTCTGCGCGGCTGTTAAGCTGGTTGGTGCCAACGTTCCTGACACTGTGGGCCAGGCCGTTTTCCACTCATCGCTACCTAATGCTACCCAGGTGTTATATAGATCACTTAGCGCAGTGGCTGATGTTTGTGCCGAGGTTGGACCACCACGCTTGAAATATATAGAGTTCAGAGCCTGATTAGTAACAACAACAGCACTTACTGCATA